TCAGAACATCACTTCTTGCCCACCATTTAGTGGGTGAGGCTCTACTGGTTCAATCTCGCCTGGCTTTGATATTGAGCGCATAAAACTTTCCAACGTCACAAAGGTATGGCCGCAATTCACATTGATGCACTGGTGATAGCGTTCTTTGGTTTCGGTGGTGATTTGGCTACTGCTGCGGGTATGGGCTGCACTGTGGCATAAAGGGCAATTGAACATGATCCGGACTCCGGCATCATCCCGACTAGGGTCGGTGTTAATGATAATTATGCGTGATTATTGATTAAAAATCATCATTCCATATCCAAATCATCTATTTTCACCTCTAATTCCAGCGCGGTAGTAAAACCATTGTCACTCACGGAATGGGTCACAGTGACTAGCGTCCAGTTGGCTTCATCAATCTGTTTTTTGAATCCAGTCACCTTAACCGGCAATTCTGGATAGAGATCCGCGCGGCCTTTGGCAAGCTGGATAGAAAACTTAGCTGCACCACGTTGCAGCCGTTCCCAATTCGATTTAGCCGCCCGTTGTGCGTTGTTTTTACTTGCGTAAGTGGTGCGCAAGGTCAGCACGTTTTCATCCGTGCCAATCAGATATTCATCTTGTTTCTCTTCTGGCTCTTTGGGCTTCGTGGCGGTGGTTGTTTTGCTTTTTCGTTTGCGCTTTACCTTAACCACCAGTTTTTCCGTGGTGCGGGTATTCAGCCAGTTCGCCACTACGCCGGTATATGCGCCTCGGTCAGCCATACTAAATTGATGGCCGTCACCCAAACTGCGGATAACGGTCATCACTGGTATCGGTTTACCGCTGGCAGTCTTCGATTGGCCTTGTTTAATAAATAACAGATTGCCATTCTTCACGGCGGCAATAGCGCCATATTGTTTAGCCAGTCGGGTAATTAAGTTACCGTCTGATTCGTTGGTTTGGTCTATATGATCAACGGCTAAATCAGACATGGCTTTATTTAATGTTGGCGTAAGTTTATTGCGCTCGGCAATTATTTTAATAATGCCGCCAATGGTGGTTTTATGATAAGACTGATCACGGCGAACATTCAGCGCTTCACGAAAATCAGCGCTCCGGGCGCGAATAGTCAGCTTATCCGGGAGGCCGCTGTGCTCTATTTCATCCACGGTAAAGGTACCTTTGTCAATCAGCGCCGCCCCTTGCCAGCCTAAAGCTACGGCTATTTTTGCCCCTCGGCGTGGTAGCACTAATTTACCGTCTGAATCATCTAATTCAATATCAAGTTGATCCGCTTCAAAGCCCCGATTATCGGTCAAGGTTAACGACATCAGCCGCTTTTTAATACCGCCGCTTTTATCGATGCCATCCACGGTAATAGTATAATCCGGTACGTTATGGCCGCTATTTAACCGGTTATCTATCATGCTCATGATAATAACCCGCTGGCGGTGTCAGATATTTGCGCGGCGATATCATCAAATTGCTGAGATAAATCACCAAACATTTCTTTTAATGATTCATCGGTACGTTTCAGTGTGAGGGTAAATTCAATTTTGCGTGCTGATCCATCACTGAAAAAGAGCCTTTTGGTACGGCTAAGATTCTCAATCACAAACATGCCGTGAATAGCGCCGTTCCCTTCAATCAATGACCAGGCTTTGCCGGTTTCAGCCATCAGTTGTAACGCCATCAGTGAGACTTTACCGCCAGTCAATTCAGGGTATAACAGGCCGGATAAGGTAATTGATTCCTCGTCTGGCCCTAAAAACTGACTGACAGGCCGCAAGCCAAAGCGGGCATTTGAGGGGTGACGCCATGCCATTTGATGCTGAAAATCTTGATAGGGGACGGTTTGCAACATAAAGACAAACATCCCTAATGCCATCATCATGTTATAGCTCCTTAGTCGTCATGGTCTTGATAGCTGCGGTTTGATTTGTTTTGTACCTCGCGGTTATAGGCCGCAAGTTGTCGCGCCACCTCGCGGGCAATATCCTGCGCATCATGCTGTGGTAGCGGGTAAATATTGATAATGGTCGCACCACTGCTGATTTGGTTTTGCTGTTGGTTGCTGGTTTGGCCGTTATTGTGATTGCGGTACTGCGCCGCCGGTAAACTGTAAGGATGCAGCGGTGCGGCGGCGGTTTGATAGCCACTGAATAACATGGAAGCTGCGACTGCCATTGCTGCGGTATTGCGGCGGCCGGTAACTTGCGCGGGGCCATTGATGATTTCAGGGCCATGCTCGCCTACCACACCAAATTTACCTAGCGGGATATAACCACCGTTATCATATTCACCGGTATATTTAGCGGCGATATCAGCGGCACTATTGCCCTTGGGGGCGGGCTTCCATGTAATGCCGTAATGACCTGCGGCGGCAGCTATCGCCGGATTTTCTTGTGCCAGTTCGCGGGTTTCCTCGGAGCGCTGTTTCACTTCATCCAGCTTTTCCAATACCCACTTAATAGATGAGATTAATAATTTAAGTGGTGTCATGGCTAAATCAATGCCATCAGTCAGGAACTTACCAAAGGATTTACCGGCATCGGCGGCACTGTTTAAATCGGCGGTGGTCGATTGCACCGGCTCCAGTAATTTTTTAAACCAGTTCCAGACGTTCTTAACCGCATCACCAATCCAGTCAAATACCGGACCCAGCGGTTTCAGTGCCTCTTTAATCGGTGTGGCGGCTTGCATAAAGCCATCCACTACACCACCGAGAAATGCCTTAATTGGTTTCCAATATTTGTAAATCAGCAAGCCAGCGCCCGCGATGGCTGCGCCAATCAAGCCAATGGGGTTGATTAAGATGCCAAATATGCTACCTAACCCACCAAGGGCAAAACGCAGGAATTTAAGCGGAGATTTAACCAGCCAGCTAATACCATTACCTAGCATTTTAAAACCACTGATACCGGATTTAACCGGCAAGCGCACCACATTGATCAGGCCATTACCCAGCCCTTTAAGGGTGGTAATCGCCGATTGACCGCCATTTTTAGACAGTGTTAACAGTGAGCGGCTAAAGTTACCGATCTGCTGGGTGGTGATTGGTGTGGTACTTGCCAGCGTGGACATACCAAATGACAGACGCGGCAGCAAGCGAATGCCTAATACTGAGGTGGTAAAACGTAATAAGGCAAAAGGCCCCAAAATACCCACAACAGCGATAGCCAGCGCACCAAAGGCGGCGGTCGCAATAGCGATAACGGTACCCACTTGCACAATGCCAAGGCTGATTTTTGGATGCTCCTTTAGGAACTCAGCCACACCATGCATAAACTCAGTAATACTTTTGGCTGTAGACCTGAGCCATGCGTCATTCTTTTCAAATAATTCAACGCTGACATTTTCCAAGGCTGCGTGAATGATGGTCATATCGCCTTTCAGGTTATCCAACTTGGTGGCAGCCACGCGAGCCGCCTCGCCGTCATACTCACCTGGCTGACCGCGCATCTTATCTAACGAGCCATTACCGGCGGCGTGCATCAGCACCCCGAAACCGGTCACGGCATATTGCCCGGCTATATCTTTAAAAATAGCCCCGCGCTCAACGTTACCCATTTTGGCGGTTTTCTCATTGATATCTTTGAGGATATCAACCAGATCGCGCATATTGCCGTTTTTATCGGCGGTCTTGACGCCTAAATCTTTAACGGCACTGGATCCACCAATGCGGCTTAAGATGCTGCGCATGGTGGTACCGGCCTGGCTCCCCTGGATACCGGCGCTACCGAGCATGGCGGTGGAGGCCGCGACGGTTTCCAGACTCTGTCCGTATTCCCGGCCAACACCGCCGGAATACTTCATGGATTCGCCCAGCATCAGAATATCGATGTTGTTACGGGTAAATAGCGCGGTGAGCACATCGGCCACTCGATCCATTTTTTCGGCTGGTATACCCATGGCGGTTTGAATATTGGAGGCGATATCCGCCGTGGTGCCAAGATCAATATCACCGGCCGCCGCCAAATTCAGCATACCCGGCATCACCCCTAATACCTATTTAGGGTTATAACCGGTGCGACCAAGAAAATATTGCCCTTGGGCGACTTCCAGATCGGTAAATTTAGAAGAAAGCGGCAAGGTACGTGCCTGATGGCGCATTGCCTGCATATCTGCTGAGTTTTTATCAGGAATGCGGGTAACGGCCTGGGTTTTACTCATCATGCCGTCAAATTCATAGCCGACATGTAAAGCGTTCTCTATCCCCCGACCCATAGCGCGGCCTGTGGATAGTGACGTGTAGCCCAACCCGGCGGCAATCGCTTTGTGCTGATTGCTACTATCAAAGCGGTTGCGGGCAGCGCTAAGGCGCTGCTGTTGTTGGGCTTGCTGTTCTAACCGGCGCTGTTGCACGGTCAGTGCGGCGGTGGTGCTGGTAATATTGGCTTTTAGGGATCGTTGCGCCTGACCTAGTCGGTTGGTGGCAATGCCGCTGCTTTGTAATGCGGTGCGCTGGGTATGTAAGGCAATACGTAAATCATTATATTTTTGCTTAAGTTTAGCGGCCTCTTCACTGGCGCGTTTAAACTCTTTGGCTTGCTTCGCGGTTGTTCCACCAGAACTCCTTGCTGCTACATCATATTGACGCACCTTCTCACGTGCGGCAGCTAAAGCCTGAGCGGCTCCGGTAACAGCAATTTTGGTTTTGCGAAAACCCTCAATTTTAGCCGCCTGGCTATTGAGTTGTTTAAGCTCTTCTTTGGAGTTTTTAATAGCTGCGGCCAGCGTTTTATTGCTGGCCAACATGGATTTAAATGGCTTGGTGACTTTATCTATGGCACTTAAAGAAACCTGCAAGCGGAGGTTCTTATCACTCATCACTGCCCCCGTTACGGATAATGGCCTTGTGCCGCCATTCTAAAAGCTCGCCGACCGTCATCGGATCGGTGGCTGATGGCGGCCAATGGAATGTGACCGCAATATCAGCCACCAAATCATCAACCGTTAAGCACTCAGGAAGTCGGACTTGACCGAGTTCGGCAAGAAAAAAATCGCCAGCGCCTGAGACAACGCGTAGATATCAGCCGGATCAAGATTGCTGATTTCTGGCACGGTCAGGTTAGGGGTGGTGATGCGAGGTAATACACGGATCAGCGCATCAACGTCTGTATCTAGCAACGCTTGCAGTTTGGCACCGCGCAGCGCTCCGGCATTAGGTTTATTGACCGTCACTTCGGTAATGGTGGTATTGCCCCGAACAATAGGCACATCCAGAGTGATCACATTAAATTGGGGTTCTGTTGGGTCTTTTTTCATAATAATTATCCGATTAAAAGTTAGGAGGTTAGCTCGCGAGTGCGATGGGGCGACTGTTCCTACGGGCGCTCCGGCGGCCTAAGCCGCTACGACCCGAACGAAACATTTCCCCATCGATTGGACTATCGCTACTCGTCATACCCCTCTTTGATGAGGGGAGGTTACAGACCGATATTGCGGCGGTGGGCTTCCAGCATGTCTACGCCATTAACGATTTCAACCATGTTCACAATATCGACCTCGATCAGCACTTCACCGTCCCAGGTCAATTTGTAGTAGGTGTTTTTGGTAGAAATCTTAGTGGTGCTGTTATCACCTTGCTTGCTGTCGCCGCCGTCAATTTCTTCATGGCGGCCACGCATCACAATTTCTACCGCGTGGGTTTCGCCGGTATCGTCGCGCTGATAGGAGCCGGCAAAACGCAGCAATACACCGTCAACTTTGGTTACGCCCCATTGCTTATAAATCTCGGACTCAATGCCACCGAGTGTCCAGTCGACATCTAACGCGCCATCAGCCAGCCCCAAATCAACTTTGGCGCTGCCATTCATGCCGCCACCGCGAAAATCTTCAAATTTGCGGTTAAGTTTTGGCAAGGTGATGGACTCAACCACCCCTTGATAGCTGTTCCCGTCATTAAACACGTTCAGGAACTTAAGTTTGCGAGGTAATGCCATGGTTTAAGCACCTTTAGCTGTTAACGGCGGCGGCGAAATTAGCTAGATAACGATCGGTAATCCGCTGGCGCAAGGTTAAATCTTCCAGCGGTGGTACTGGCGTATAGTCGTAATCAATAAATAGACGGCCCGCTTTGAGGGTGTCTTTATCGTTCACGCTGTCGTCATACCAGCAATCGCCATCAATGAGATAACCCGATGATTTCATCTCGCGCATTTTGGCGCGAATGCCCTCAATAATGTCTTTTGCCAGTGAGGGGGTCAGCGGTCTGTCGTTAGCCCACATATGTGCCTCGGCCACGGTGTCAGCCAGCACTTGTGCGGTACGGGTGTAGTTTTCAAAAGCAAACAACGGATCATCGGAACAAGTACGGGAACCCCAAAAGCGGTAACCATCTTTGCGGATCAGTGTGGTGATCTCTTTGCTATTGAGTAAATTGGCATCGGTGACGCTATTTTGCAGATCCCAAAACACATCCGCGCTGATGCCGGTTACGCCATTAACGCCAACATTCGACAGGGTTTTATGCCAGCCAGTGTCATTGTCAATTTTGGCGCGTAAGCCCAATGCGCGGGCGGTGGCGTAGGCGGAGGTTTCCGCATTGGTCACTGTGTCCCAACTGAGGAAATCGGGCCAAATCACCATCGCTTCACGTTGACTGAAATTATCGCGGTAGATAATGGCCTCTTCTTTGGTTTTACAACCGTAAGCACTGATGTAAGCAAAGGCGCGTAGGCTCTGAGCAATAGCAAGCAGTTCAGTTGATACCGCTTTGGTGTCATGACCTGGCACAGCCAAAATGCGCGGCTTGACATCAAACTTGCCTTGCGCGGCTAACAGGGCTTTCATGCCGGTATAACGGTCATCCGATGTTATTCCGCCAATAATATTGGAAGTAGTTTCAGCTTCGGTTTCACCCTGTGACACACGAACAACTACGGTCAGTGGCTTGGTTTGATCGTTGATGGCATCCAGTGAATGGGCTAATGTGCCGGTTTCACCGGCCTTGCCGCTGGCGGCCAGCACATCGGTGAGCAATACCGGGGTATTGAGTGGAAACAGGGTGGCGTCAGCATCATCGGAGGTACAGACCATCCCAACCACTGCCGTACTGACAGTGCGGATCGGGCGAGTGCCTTCGCTAATTTCAATGACGCGCACACCGTGATGGTAATCGGTTGCAGACATGCGTTTTTCTCCGGTCAAGCGTTCAATCGCTATGATGCCGGATTACTACGCGCGGGGCAGTGGGTGAGAGTTGTGTGAGGGATGGCACAAAAAAACAGATACACAGATCAGCGATATTCTCCGCATGAAAACCGACTACATCACGAATATTAGTACTATGCAGTGTTTCGTGTTGTAGCCGATTCACCTCTTAATCATTATCTAAACCATGCCAATACTGGGTTTTAAGCATCTTTCTAGCTGCATAAAAACTGAATATCTAGTCATACAAAGCGCGGGCGGGGGGGCGCGCGGAAAGAGGTGTGAGCGGCTGTTAAATCCTCTTGATATGAACCCATAATCATCCCCGTGGATGCACTTGCACCAACTTGCCTTCTTAGGGCGAAACGATTCAATATTGGAGATGAAATAAAAAAGCGCCTTTCTGTGTGGCGTGGAGACGTTTTTGTATGGGGTGATTTTGAGGGTGAATTGAGTGGTTTTCTGTTCTATTGGAATTTGACCGTCGCTTTTGTGCCAAGAGCGGAAGTTGGAGTGCCAGAGGCCCTCTAAAAATTGATGGTTCGTTTGCAGGGATACTTACAGCCGTACTGGCTCAAGTCGGCTCTCGACCAAGCTATACTGGGGCGGTTAAGCTCAGAATCTGGATGAAATAAAGGATCCAGATGCGGATCCAATACCATTTGGACTTCCTATGTAGCAGGTGAAATGGTCAGTTCCAGTATTCATATTTCGCCGTCATTACGGCGTTATGTTTGTCCACATACTGTTTACCTGTCCGATCTGTTGGGGTGATTGTGATATCCATATTGGCGCGTGTGCATTCTCCATGTGAGTTCCACTCCTCGCAGGTGGTCAGATTTTTTTCGATGGTGAAATACGTCTTAGTCTTGCTCAGGGTCAACTCACGGCCCTCGTTATCATAGCCATACTCTTCTATGGTTGAGGGTGATTGGGTTTTGATCAGGCGATGATTGCCATCATAACTATATACAATCGTATTATTATCTATCGCCATACTTCCTTTGCTTGCCGCGCTTGCCAGTAATCCTGATGAATTGAAGTCGTAGTCGATTGTGCCTACTACGGTTTTATCTTTATCTTCCGGTTTTGTGGCCTCGATAACCGAACGATTAACTGCACGGCTGATAATTCCTTTATCGTTAAGCAGGTAAATTCCCTCAAGAGTCTGCCGATATGCCTGCGTGGTTTTCTGACTGTTTTTATCGACTATGACCCCGTTTGAGTCCACCTGGATGCGCCAGCCAAATTCCGTTTTATTCAACTGAATTTCAGAGGTTGCAGTGAAAACTGCTTTCTGGCCTGTTGAGGTTTTGACCTCTTTCATACGGCCGCCAATTAACTCACCGCATTGACTGAAGTTGCTTTGAACCGATGTGCGAAGATACCCATCAGGACTATCAATAGTGATTGATACAGATTTGGGAATTTCAGTTCTTGTCGGCTGGCTCAGAAGGATGAAGTTGTTCAGTTTGTTTTTAGCGAAGATTTCCGCAGTGCATTGTGCTGCATAAGTCTGAAATGTGCAGAGGGAAAAGAGAGTAATTAACAGTTTTTTATTATTGAATGACATTATTTGTTGTCCTCATGAACCGATCAGTTATCCAGATTTGGTTAAGTTGGCGAAGTTTTGTTTCATTGGCTGCTTGTCTGGTTTGACTCACTTGTCAATCAGTGGCTTCACTGTAATCTGGCTGCATGCTTTGTACAATAAGGTCCGCTTTTCGCTCATAGCGAACCTTCAGCAGCCCATAGCTGTCTGCTTAGTGCCAAAAGCGGACTGCGTTAATCCGGCGTCCATCAAATATTCGAAAGCATTTTCATGTTAGGAGAGAGTGCTTAGCTTATGTCTGGAACAAGGAATCAATATTCTAAATTCAAACTCGTTGATTTTTTATAAAGTTGTGGTAATAATCTAATGATAATATAATACTCAAGGACGTGATTGTGGCCGACTATATAAATAGCAACATATTATGTGAGTCATATGTCCATGTTGAACCTGAGTGGTTGAAACAGGTAAGTGATGGAATTCGTAAAGAAAAATTATCACTAATTAGAAGCGAAATAGAAGATTTTGCTGACAAAAGAATAAAGTTCTTTTTATCTGATGATGTTGTAATTGAAATCAGTTTTACTGAAGGTTCAATTAGAGCAACGATAACTGCGTATGGTCCAATTATTTTATTGATCGGTTCAGCAATATTAAATTATTCGAGTTTTAGAGAAAGTGTTAAGCAGTTGGCCTCTGACATGCATCGTGTGTCATCAATGTTATCCTCAGAAATGCTCTTCCAGACAAACTCCAGAAACAAGAGTGAGACCCTTCGTATTGAAGCCAGAAAAGGAATCGTTGGTTCTCTAGAGAGAATTAATAATAAAATAGATTCCATTGACTCTCAACTAGAAGGTAAAGAACTCTCACCTACCCGTATAAATGGCGAGTTACTTGATCTAAATGACATGAACCTAAAGTTACTATCGAACCTCAAAAACGCAGAAGATAAAAAATTAGTTGCTTCAGCATTAATTGATGGTGTATCCAAATTATCAATACGCAAGTCTCGCTTTAAGCTCAAGAATAAGATCGATGAATCAATGTATGCAAGCCTCCTTAATGAGAGAAAAAGCATCATCAAAAACCTAGCTCAATATAAATGATAAGAGTGCGAGGTCACTGGTTTTATTCGCATCCGTATGTCAACTTTGTGCCAGAAGCGGAAGTTGCTAACATATAATTGCGTTAATCAACAGTAAGCAGGTTATAACATCAAAGACAATGATGTGTTGGAGATAATCGATTGAAATCTGATCTTTTCAGGGCTGCAAAAGCAGCCCTGCTGCCTCAAGCTTACACTATCCAGCTAGTCCAAATCGTCTCAAGACATAACTCAAACTAATTAACGAATAAATTAAGTCGGCGAATTTGATTCGTTTAAATTTGCCACAAATGAAAATAAATATTCACCTTCCTCAATATATTTTAATTTATCGTTAAAAACATGAGCGTTAAAATCTCTTGTGTTGCCCACTCCGGTATTAACTCTTAAATCTGATATCTCTGTATTCTTTGCGGTTGTTTTAATTGGTGTAACACATACATTTGGTATTGTTTTTAATGCAGGGGTAAAATGGCCGGCGAAGGATGCGAAATCATTAGATCTTATTACCTTTATATTTATGGTTCCCTCGTGTCTATCATCCGTTTTAACTGTGTCATTTTGACTTATAACTTTTGATACAGGTAATTTTTGCCTATTTAGTTTTATTTTTTCGTCTGTTCTGGATTTTAACTCTTCTTTCAAACTTATCAGTTCTTCATTCTGAACTTCAATGAGTTTATCATATGCATTCTTCATGTCCGTGAAACTGCTTTGATTGGCGGATAGACTTTTAATTTCCTCCTCGAGCCTTTCTTTCTCAAAATAAAAGGTTTTATCTTTTGAATCCCTTTCACTCTCTAGCTTATTGTTTTTTTTGATTAACTCTACGAGTTCATTAACGTAACTTCCCATTTCATCTGCACTTCCCGCCAACCTGTTAAATATGGTTAAATAGCTCATTAAGTTTTCATCATCAGAATAATCAGGGTATCTTACCTGATGATCTATTTCGCTCCAACCCTCCTCAAAAATAGTTCTTGTCTGGATCTCACAATAAACCTGAACAGATTCAATGTTTGTTGCTGGTACAACATAGTGAATCGAGCGATAATTATGCTTGTGAATTTCTTGTTTGCATTCAGAGTAACCTGCATAAATATCCATAATGTCACCATCACGGTGATATATCATTACTGATTCGTCTTTCTTAGTTGTCCATCTTGATAAAATATGTTCATGAACTTCTTTCCAGTCACTTTTGAAAAGATAAATGGCTCTGACACCGATAAGATCAGTAATTATAGATTTGTAGTTACCTGAATTTATTCCTTTGTACTTCTCAGATGGTTCATCTTCCGTTAACTTTCTGATTATTTTATTTAAAAGATGGGAGGTGTTTTTGATACGCCAACGAACAGAATGCACAGAATTACAACGTTGTAGGTTTTTTGCGATATATTCAGCCTCGTCCAGCAATGTAAGTTGATTTTTATTGTAGTCTTGTACGATCAACCTCAAACTATCTACTGACAAGCCACTTTTTTCTACTAATTCTGAATCAAGACTCCATTCCTGTAGAAAATATGAATCTTCATCTTTTATTTCCATTTTTTATTCCCAATAAGATTGTTATTTACTATTTCTCTTTTAGAATGGTATTTAATTGCTGATTAATACTGTTTTTTATAACACGTATTTACTTTATTGGCGAGTAAAGAGTCGGTAGTTCGGATAGGTTGATGAATGGATACTAATTGAAAATACCTTGCTTGCACATTTGCTGAACCGCTTGTTGGGTAAAGAGAATTATACGAACCATTTCAGATAGTTAAATAAGCACACGATAAATTAGAACATCAGTTTACCAATTATTGTTTTTGAAAAGCTCGTTTAGCACTTTGAACGATTAATCAAATGTTATTCAAAGGTGAGTTGAATGGTTGCTACTACAGTAATTATCTTAAAAGTCAGCAGAAAGGTGCTACTTCCGCTATTCGCACTTAGCAGTCAGTGAGCAGCGCTTCGGGCTGGCCACTGCCAGAAGCGGAACTTTCAAAACTATTGAATTTTTGGGTAATGATGGGGAATAAGTACAGTTCACTTAGCCTGCTACGCGAGTAGGTTTACCTCGGTTTGGGCATTAGAGAACCGTTGGGTTAAACCATCCAATCCGGTTGGTTGTTAATCTTACCACCTTTGCCGATTAGGCCAAAGTTGATTGCTACCTTGGCTAATTCACCCGATATCCAATGATTAATTTCGTTAAATAGCTATCATTAACATACTGTCAAGCTAGCAGAATCTAAGTGGTGGGCTTACAGTGTTACTTAATGTGTAAATGTTGCTAGTATTTGGAGTTAAAAACTTACAGAGGTCAAAATGGGACGTTCGGCCGACTACACTATCCAAGGATTCTTGTATCAGTTTAATCTGACACTAGCTGAACTACTCAAGGCGGAAGACGAGGCAGAAATCACTATCGAAGGTATTGTCGAAGATATTGAGGTGGCGACATTTGCTGGTACCAAGGCCATTCAGTGTAAATACCACGAAACGCAGGATAAATACACGCCGAGCATTCTATATGATCCTTTGCTTCAGATGATGAAGCACTTCAAGTCGAATCCAATCGCAAAGATAAGATATCATCTGTTCGCGCACTTTCCGAATAAACCTGTAGTCGATATCACAGCTGTAGAGTTGAATAGCGCTCTTCGATCTAAAAACAAAGAACTACAAAAATTGATTGCGGAGGTTACAGGTGTTGATATTGATGAGTTCCTGAAAGTTTTTGCTATAAAAATAACACCAAGGTACGACGATTTGGTGGAAGAAAATGTAAATCTGCTTGTGGAACTCGGTTTCAATAAGAGTGAAGTGGAAACACTGTTTTATCCAAATTCCATTCAAATTATTGGTGATCTTAGTATCAAACATGAGGAAAAGCTTAGAAAAATCACAAAAAGAGCTTTTTTGGAAGCATTGCGCCGGATTAGATCTACAGCGGTTTCTCAATGGACACTTGCGTTAAAGACGCGACAGAAGGTTTTGGAGGCGCGACGTAAACAGCTAAAAGAAAACTTGAGTGCAAACGTTCGTTTGCGATTTTTAGTTATGTTTCCTGATCTCCTAGAGCAGTTTGATAACCAGATTGTCCTCTTTATTAAGTCATTTGTTGATAAATATCATTTTAAACAGGTGCATACGCATACCCCTCTCTTTGCCCTGGACGTTTCTCAAGACTTATTTGATGAAATTGCCGAACGATTAATCGGGAAGGATGTGGTGCCAAATCTCGGACGACCAGTAAAGGCTTTTTCCGAGATCAGTTTTTTCCGTGAGCCAATGGTTCTAAAGGATAAAAAGGAGTTTGTTTTGCGCTTTATTCGTTGGGGTGATTACAAAAATCTTCAGCTTAAAATTAAGGCGGATGACTTTTTTGTAATTGGAGATGGGGATATTACGAGTTTAGATCTTCAGGATGTAAATCTTGAAATCCTCGGTGCCGAAAAATTTGATGAAATCAAATATATGATGGGAATAAGTAATGCCTATTAAAATTGGAGCAGTACTTTCGTGTGCGCCAGAAGCTGTCGTCGTAGCGGTGGATAGTCTTGAAATATTCGAGAAAAATAAAGAAGGACTTCAGGTTGGCCGCTTTCTGAAGATTGCACAAGGCAATCATGATTTTACGATTGTCACCATTCGAAACATCAAAGGCACAAACACGACCACTCCAGAAGGAAATCCGGCCTGGAGCTTTCAAATTGAGTGCCAAGCGATAGGAACTTTAGTAGATGACAAAAGTTTTGACCGTAGTAGTCTCCTTTTGCCGGTACCTACTGAACATGCATTCATTGTGGAAAATGATACCTTAGACAAGATATTCTCGGCAGACGGCGATCACGACTTCCCTCTTGGCAAACTTTCTATGAATAAAGCCATTGATCTTATGATCAACGGCAATAGATTCTTCAGCAAGCATATTGCCATTGTGGGCTCCACTGGTTCTGGTAAGTCGTGCACTGTTGCCAGCGTGTTACAGGGTATCGTTGGAATATCCCAGAGTAAGAATAGCAACAAGGGCATGCAAAATAATTCGCATGTGGTGATATTTGATATTCATGATGAATATACCGCTGCATTTACTTTGCAGAAGGAAGAGTCTTTCACTCTGAGTCGACTAGATATTGACTCCCTCCAACTCCCATACTGGCTGATGAATTCTGAAGAACTCGAAAGCATGTTTATCGAAAGTAATGAAGCTAACTCTCATAACCAAGTGAGTCAGTTCAAGCATGCTGTTGTTTTGAATAAGGAAATGCATAATCCAGGTGTTCTAGAAGTAACTTACGACACTCCTGTTTATTTCTCGATTAGGGAGGTTCACAACTTCATTGAAAACCTGAATCGGGAGGTCATTGGTCGATTGCCAGGAGAGGACAAGCCTAAGCTTGCCAATGGAAATTTGGTGCCTGATCGGAAAATTTATTTCGATAAAATCCACGATTTTGTTGCTAATTCGTCTGCAGCAGCGATCAAGGCGACCAATGGGCCGTTCAATGGGGAGTTCAATCGGTTCGTTTCGCGGTTGGAGGCGAAATTGGCTGATAAACGCCTCCGGTTCCTTTTAAACTCGAAGAAAGCTGATGGGCAGGCACATGCTACTGAGGATTTCGAGACGTTAATGAAGCAGTTTATCGGCTACCTCAACAAAGCGAATGTCACTATTGTAGACTTGAGCGGAGTTCCATTCGAAGTTCTTAGCGTTACGGTAAGTTTGATCTCTCGCCTCATCTTTGATTTTTGCTTTCATTATTCAAAATTGCAGCATGCGCTAGGCAAACTCAATGACATCCCGGTCATGCTAGTGTGCGAAGAGGCGCACAACTATGTACCGCGAGACAGTCATGCGGCCTATCGAGCATCACGAAAGTCTATCGAACGCATCGCAAAGGAAGGAAGAAAATACGGCTTAAGCCTGATGGTAGTGAGCCAACGACCCTCGGAAGTATCAGAAACAATATTCGCCCAGTGTAACAATTTCATTTCCTTGCGCCTAACGAACGACGCCGATCAGAGCTACGTGCGACGGCTATTTCCTGACAATGCTAATGCAATCACAGAGATCCTGCCTAATTTGGCTCCGGGCGAGTGCGTGGTTGTTGGTGACGCCGTGTTACTGCCAGCGGTAATCAAAATGCCGCTACCGGTTCCAGAGCCACATTCCCAAAGCGTCAAAGTTCATAGTGAGTGGAAAAGGGGATGGCGAAATATTGTGTTCGCTAAGGTTATTGAACGCTGGAGAAAGTAAGAGAGATTACCGTCAGCGAAATGGTGACAAATGCTAATCGAGAGGCCGCAAATGTGCGGCCAAACATACTAGATATCGTCCGGAAGTTCACGAATAGCTTTACGTATATTCGTCTCAGCATCGTCTAACTCATTTAAAGCCCGTGATATATCTGAACGACCATCTTCCACTTTAGAACGAGCACGTCTTAATGTAGACATAGCATCATCAATAGCACTTAATGCTCGCTTTAATCTTCTTTTAGTATCCAACCTTGAAATCCTCTTATAAGTGAGTAAGTTATAGACTGTCCAGAAAAATATAACATTGAGCGATTTAGTCCTTGTTACGTCAAATGACTCTACCACAGACTTAGAAAGTCCGCTCCTAGCTCTTAACCGATTATCAAATTAAACCGTGCTCCACCGCAGCATTCAGTCAAGCCACGGTAAATACATTTAAAACCACAAGCAAAAACATGTGGCTTCATTTTATGTATTTATCAGCAGCTAAATTGATACATCCAACATCAACCTTTTATACCCCAACGTCTGCCAACACTCCGCATCCCCCTGCAAGCAGCAACCAGCCTTATCACCTGGCAGCGTATCCCCGCACCGTTTACAGCTACTTTTCCTCAATTCGGCAAGTTGCTTATGCAGCAGCTTATTATCCTGGCGGATCAGGCTGGCTAAATAATCGGTCACCTCATAAGGTTGACGAGCAATGCGGCGCTGTTCGCATCCCTCCAGCACCATAGCCAATTCCTGTGCATCTAAACGCAGGGTAAGGGTAGTTATGCCTAATTCTTTATCCCGTTGGCGTTGGGCGCGTTTACGATCACTTGCTGTCGTCATTTTTTATATCCCTGACCTTTTTCTGCCAGCCCACGAATTGCCGGACGGGCCAATATGATTTTCTGACAAACGGTATAGCTGCAATCAATACTGGCGACTTTCACGGTTTACTCCCTCTCGTAATTTCGCCACCCGGCTCATGACGCTAAATATCCGCTGGGCGGTGGTTGGTTGGCACTGGTACAGACAACAATCCTCTCTTGCCCGCCAGTTCTGGCCGTCAATGGTCAGAGTTGCCCCGCAAGCCAGTGATTGCGCCTGTTGTTTGCTAATGGAAAGCCCGATTGACTCGGCAAAATCACGGATTTTTGTTGCCACTGGTGCCAGTCGCTCGGTTTTTTCTTGCCGTTGGGCGGCTTTTTCGGCTGATGCCTGGCGTGCGGATCCCTCGGCTGGCGTTAATGCGTCGGTTTTAATGACTGTCGGCCGCTCGTTTTTCACCCTGCGGAGCAAGGCTCGACCTTCTGCATCAGTGATCGTGGTGAAATCGATGATTTTTTCTTCTGATGTTCTGTCTATAGCCTCGTCCGGTTCGCTTGTTTTTTGCTCTACCGGAGAGTTATTGACAGAACTCCAAGGGACGGCGGGGCCGTCCTGAAAAACATCAACCCCCACGGCAACGGCAGGGTTTGCTTTTTGGCGTGCGACAATTTTCCAGCTTTTTAAGCGGGTACAAATGCGGGATGCTTCCCCCAAGAGTGGGGAATAGATACCGAAAATCTTTTCGGTTATCTCGCCGTAGGCGTTTGGTTGCTCGTTGTCCTGATAGGCAATGCGCACGGTATATTCTTCGCGAGGAATTAAGACGCCGCCCTGCTGCATGATGTAGGTAGCAAAACAACTAACGTCGGCTGCTGACATAACCGCATCCATCGCCGGATCAAGTAATAGCTTTTTCCCCCGCATTACGGCTACTTTCGCGGCAATGTCTGCGGGGGCGGTTTCTTCATCGATCAGGTGCTGTAGGGCTAACTTATATTCATCTGACTTAATCAGCTCATTGAGTAGCTTATTATTCAGCTTACGCAGCTCTCGCCAGACGGTTACCGGTGGGGTGCCTATGGGTTGGTTTAGGCGACGTCGCACATTTGCCACAATTAACCGGCGTGGTGGGTACCTCACGTAATGCAAAAATGAGCGTTACGACGGCATCAGCTACAGCGACATTTACCGCTGATGAATTGATTGTTCAGGCAGCATTAGGTGGGCGTCAATACAAATTAAGTAGCTTCAATAAGACAATTAACCTAGCAACAACTGGCGCTGGCGGGATGGATACTGGCACGGTTCCGGCAACTGGATTTGTAGCGTTGTATGCGATTTATAACCCGACCACTCAAGCATCAGCACTGCTTGCTGTAAATGCGACGTCAGTAGCTGCGCCTGAGATTTGTGCTGGGGTTATGCCAGCCGGTTACACCGCATCTGCGTTAGTTTCGGTGTGGGGAATATTGGCGAGTAAATTCGTGGTGGGTAATCAAATCAGGCGGCANTTTCAGGGATTTATTCCAGACGTTAAGTGATGCGTATAAGGGTATCTACGGTCAGGACATTGATTTAGACCAAGAGTCGCCGGATGGTCAGCGTGTGGCAATCGAAGCGCAGGCGCGAACGGATATTGAAGCATCACTTCAGTGGCTTTACTCGCAGATGGATCCTGATTTTAATACCGGCGATATGCAACAAATTATCGCTAAATTACACGGGCTTTATCTGCGTCCCGGATCTCGTTCTCAACGCGATCTAAATGTGGCGACTGATCGACCCGTATTTTTATACAGCGGGTATAAAATCAGAGACCAGTCCAATCAGGTTTGGTTTGTCCGACAGAATGTCACCATTCCAGCAGGAACAACAACAGTGACGTTTTTCGCTCAAGACTTCGGGAAAGTAACCGGACTTATTGCTGATACATTCACCCAGTTAACCCCTGAACTGGGTGTGCTGAGCATAACTTCTGATGCAGTTGCCGTTATTGGTCGAGATGAAGAAACACCAGAAGAGTTTCGCCAGCGCCGGAATAGATCTCTTGAAAACCCAGCAACCGGAAGCACCGGCGCAATATTTGCCAAAGTAGCGCAACTGACTGGTGTGACAGATCTGAATGTCGGAGAAAACGACACCAAGATTGATGACGTGTTGACAGGTATCCCGGCCAATTCTATATGGCTCGTCGCGGAGGGAGGGGCAGTATCAGAGATAGTCGAAGTAATGGTTAAACAAAAAGGTGGTGGGACAGGAACGAAGGGAAGCGTTATTGGTCGTTATATTGAAACTCTTATCAGGCCAGATGGAACTACTCTTCAGATAGCTCACGACATGCAATTTGACCGTCCAGTCTATAAACCATTGCATATCAATTTAACCGCCAAGCGCAAAGTTACAAATGATCCCGTTGATTTAGACACCCTCAAAGAGGCCTTGGCTAAGCGTGTAATGCATATTGGTGAGGAAATTGACGCCAACGAATTTTATGCAGATGGCTATGGTGCTGGCCGTGTCAATTATGTGCTGACTAATCTAAAAATTAGTATTGATGGCATCACATTCACAGATGCTGAATTATCGCCAGGGTTTCAGGGTAAATTCACTCTGGATGTTGCGAATATCAGTATCACTGAGGTGACTTAATGAATAACGACATAATCAATCGCTATACGTTAATGCTCATCAAACAGTATTGGGAAAAGCGGAAGTCTCGCTCTGAAATAGAAGCCATGCTGACACAGTGGCAAATAATTGCAGACTTCATGCGTAACCCTGCCAACTTTGACATTGATAAGGTAACTGGATATCGACTCGATGTTATAGGCAGGATTGTGGGTTTGCCGAGAAGCGTACCCGCAGTGATTGCAAAACTGTTTTTTGGATTCGAAGGTCACGACAATTCGGCCGGATTTGCCAGTAAATCTAATGCGACTTTCATTGGCGCACCATTCTTCAGTAAGTTCTCACCGGCATACGGTGACTACCAGTTAGGCGATAATGAGTATCGCAGGTTTTTGAAAGTGAAGATTGCCAAAAATGCAGCTTCATCAACTGTCTCATCTGATGACCGCGTTAGCTTACAGGAGGTTATTCAGGCCGCCTTCAATGGCGAGGCGTATGTCACTGACAGAAAGGATATGACGCTTGCGTTAAATATATCACCCAAAGTTTCACAAGATGAGTTGCGCCTTATCGTTAGGCTCGATTTACTGCCTAAGCCAGCTGGTGTTCGATATGATTATTACTATCAGGTAACCTCCGGTATGACGTTTGGTTTCTCAAGAAACCCAGCAGCCAGAGGGTTTGCCAGCAAATTTAATGCCGCCTACCAAGGCGGTTTTTTTTCGAGGAAAATTCATGTCTAAAATTGAGCGCTATACAGGAAATTTGCAGGCATTTGGCTCTGCTGCCCAGGGGGCGGAAAGGACTTTATTCGGTGAGACGAGTCAGGCAAATGACCTTACATCGCAGATTACAAGCGCATTCCTGCGTGGGTGGGGCTTCGTCGGCCCATCTGAAAACCCGTCAATGGAAGACTTCAACGCTGCAATGTATACGATGAGCCAGTTCATCGCTTATCAGCATCAGATGGGAATTCCTGAATGGGATGCTCTTCAGGAGTATTATTCCGGTTCGATCTGTGTTCGTGCGGGTGAAACATACTCATCCCTAGTTAATGGAAACGTCGGAAGCGCTCCACCGTCGGTGAAATGGACCCCGGTATTAACAACTAAAAATGGCCTCGAAAACCTTGGATTAAGTGATGTGGCCCACCTACCTCAATTAACAGGCGTTGTTGGCGCATCGCGCAATGCAAAAATGAGTGTTACAGCCGCATCTGCGACGGCAACATTCACCGCGGATGAATTAATCGTGCAAACCGCTTTGGGTGGGCTTCAGTACAAACTTAGTGGCTTCAGCAAGACGATTAACCTAGCAACAACCGGTGCGGGAGGCATGGATACTGGCACGGTTCCGGCAACTGGATTTGTAGCGCTGTATGCGATTTATAACCCGACCACTCAAGCATCAGCACTGCTTGCTGTAAATGCGACGTCAGTAGCTGCGCCTGAGATTTGTGCTGGGGTCATGCCAGCCGGTTACACTGCATCTGCGTTAGTTTCGGTGTGGGGAATATTGGCGAGTAAATTCGTGGTGGGTAATCAAATCAGGCGGCAGGTGTCATTTGCCAGAATTCAGGTATTTAACGGTTCGACATCAACACCTGGGACTCCAATCGTACAATTACTATCACTAGTAGGTAATGCACCTTTGAACGCTGTGACAATTTCAGGGATGCTTATTTCTCATAGTAATGCA